CTTTGAGACAGAGATGTCTCTGGTTGCATCCATCCCAAACTTGCCATAGAGAGTAGTTCCTATGGTTTGATAAGATGGCGTGCTTCCGCACCGACCCCTGGCATGTCGTCGTGGGGTAACCCACTAGACTACGACAGGGGAAGGGAGTAAAGTAATGAAAGCTAGAGTATGGAAACCACCCCATACAAGAACGAGGGTTAAGCTGTCACAGGCCGAGACTAGTGAACTTAGTAAACAGTTCAATAATAACGGTTCTTTGATAGCCCAAACCACGTTCGTCGGGAGACGTGAGTATCAGGGAGAACGACTCGTAACTGATGTCGTTACACCCGGATACGCTTCCCGATCCGCCAAAGGAGAGATTTTTAATTCACCGTTCTCCAGCTCGGTCGTTTCTGCTATTACCCCAAAAGGTAATTGGCAGATCGAAACTGCTGGTGTTCCGATGAATAACCGAGTCGAATATTCTGGCTCGGACGCGTTCTTTTTCGCGCAATCTCGCTACGCACTCCCGGACTGGTCGTTCCCCACGGTTGATAACCTTGGTGATCTTCCAGGTTCGAAGAGTACTGCAGCTATGGTGGATATTGCTACCATTAGTGCTCGATCTAATGTGGTCAGTGCTGATACTTTAGCGCTGGTCACGTTAGCTGAGCTCGCAAAGACTGTTGCGATGGTAACTCAAAGCAGCACTCGGCTTAGGCAGGGAATATCTCTGCTTTTGCAAGGTAAGCCTAAACAGGCCATCTTGCAAGCCCTAGGGTATGCTGGTCCGGTCCAGAAATCGATCCAACGAAAAGCGGCGGTGAAAACTGCTGCTTCGAAGTGGTTAGAGATCCGGTACGGTTGGCTTCCCCTAGTTTACGACGTTCTGGGCACACTCCAAGCCTTTAAAGCGGAGTATAAACCTCGCTTTACCGCTCGCGGTTTCGCAAATGATAGCGCAACCGGCGTCACGACTGGCACCCTTACTCAGGATGTCGGTCTTGTGCACCTCTGGAAACTTGAACAGTCTCTAGAGAAGCGGGTTAGGGCTTATATCTTGTACGAGGTCGATAAGTCGGCTTTGCTTCCTCAGAAACTAGGGTTGTTACAAATACCCCAGTCTATTTGGGAGCTTGCCGCCTTTTCGTTTGTTGTCGACTGGTTCGTCGACATAGGAAGTTGGCTAGACGCCGCTTCCCCTCGTGTCGGTGTAAACATCCTCGCTGAGGGTTATACGATGACAACTAACCGTACTCGGATTCGTTCGATTACGGGTAGCACGCTCACGGGCAATTACCGAGCTTGTACGCTGCCGGGTCAAAATGACTTCTGCCTGCTTACAAGCAAAGTGAGAGTACCGAAGCTGCCATCATTCCCTCTACCCCGGGTTAATGTGAAATTTAACCCAAAACGAGCTATCGACTCCATAGCACTTTTAGTGCAACAGGCGTCGAAACTCAGGTAGTCCAACAAGGAGTACAACTGGATGAATAACATCCAACTGGCAACCACCTTAGTCGCTCCTACGGGTACGGGATTTCTGTTTGTCCCGTTCTCGTCGGATTCGAATTCGGCGGTGTACAAGCAAAGCGGTGCTTCGGGCCGCCCGGCAGTTCTCTCTTTCAAAAGAGTGTTGCCAAAACCGAACGGCGCTAGCGCTGGTGTTGAGCGTTGTGAAGTGAAGCTGACGGAGTACTTGACCGTCGGCACCACCGAACATGCGATCATTACCACGCTGACGTCGTCCGTTCCTGTCCCTGTAACCGCTGCACAGCGCACGGCTCAGGCGACGAGGATGGGTCTTCTCGCGTATCTCGAGACTTATCGGGATACTGTTGAGGATCACGCCATCCCCGTCTAAGTTCGAAGGAGGGTTGTATGCTGGACAACATAGTTGAAAAGTCAGAACTCGTATCGCTTTGGGTCTGGGTCTTGTACCTTGGCCTGAGCGATACTTTGATCTGGCTGTATCAGCTGTTGCTTAGCTCCATCACTTCAACGAACTGACAGGGGCAATCTCGTGTTCGACTTTCACGTCCAAAAGATCGGTAGGTCCAAGTATTACGTCTTCTCTATGCGGTGTTTGTTTCACCGCTGGCAAATCACCGTGAACTTTACGGTTTTCTGCCAGAGATTACGTGACGACTAGACCTGAACTGCGGATACCCGTCCCTCTGAAAGAGGAGGGGAATAACTCTAACAGGTTATTTAGGTATCTTCAGCTGATCCTATGGACTAAGAGTCTTATACGAAAACCTCTTCTGGAAAGGATTCACCTGTGTACTACAGTGTGAAGCACCTAAAGAGACAACTTCTTTCAGCCTCTTTGAGAAATCTTAGGGCTGGTGAGGAAGACCTAATCGTTTGGTCGACCTTTCGGAAGTTGGTAATCGGTCTCGTTGGTCAGGAAGATCCTGATTTTGCTAATCAGGTTACGTCCCTTGTAACGAGTAAGGACATTGTAGCACTTCTTGACCTGACCGCGAAGTATTCAGACCCGCTAAAGCATGGGTCTGTCGCCATTTATTGGCGGTACGCGGTCATTGCTGCATTCTTGAGAAAATTTCCTTTCAAGAATGTTCCCGGCCTTAACCCCTTAGAGAAAGCCAGGAGCCGTTCCGCGCAAGCGGAACTGTTCTGTAGGCTGACGAATAAGAGGTTATCACATTATCGTGGGAAGGAGTACCGCCATACACCAAATCGGCGGTATGTCAACGAGGTTTTACACCTCGCTCGACTGAAAATCTCCAACTGGCTAGGTGACGCATCAGCAGGTCTTGTTGCGTCTAAAGCAAAACACGGCCCGGGTGGTTGTATCGGCGTTAAAAGGCCGGCCACAACGAAGTACTTCAAGTACTCAGCCGCCAAGTATTCGGTGACTGCCCGTTGTTTTCCGTACGTAAATGCCCTATTTAGCACCGATGCTCTTTGGCATCGTGCGCTAAGTGGGCTGGGACCCTTCGATGAAGGGCCTCCCGTTCCTGTAGAAATGATCCTACGAGAACGTTGTACGGTTACTGATTACAACAAAATCACTTACGTCCCTAAAACGGCGTCAACTCATCGCGCCATTGCTGTCGAGCCTATGCTGAATATTTATTTTCAGCTGGGGGTCGGTAAAGTCTTTCGGGATAAACTCCGAAGGGTAGGCCTTGATCTAAATACAGCTTGGGTAAGGAATAAATCCCTTGCTCACGCTGGATCAATACGAGAGGTCGAGGGTGGAGATAATCTTTCCACTCTAGATCTTTCAATGGCCTCCGACACCCTGTCGATCGAGCTAGTCCGGGAATTACTGCCTCCGGATTGGTTCGATTTGCTCTGGGCGCTGCGCTCCCCTAACGGGAAGTTCGGCGACCAAGAGCTGCCATGGGCTAAGTTCTCCAGTATGGGGAACGGATACACCTTCGAGTTGGAGACCTTAATCTTCTACGCGTTAGCGAAGAGCGTCTGTAAGACTCTCAACGTTAACTCTGCGGAAGTCTCGGTCTTCGGGGACGACATCATTATCCCTACCTCAGCTGTCGACCGGTATACTGATTTACTTAAGTATGTCGGTTTTAAGCTGAATAAGGATAAGACGTTTGTCTCAGGTCCCTTCCGTGAATCTTGCGGAGGGGACTACTTCTTAGGTGAGGACGTACGTCCGTTTTACCTTAAGAGAAGACTCCTTAAAGTAAGAGACCTCATTTTCCTGAGAAATAGCCTAAAACTTCTCCTCGAGAGAGGAGTTGAGCTAGGCGTAGATCCTATGGTGAAGGAGGACATTATCAATTTTATTGATAGTCGTCTTCCATTATCCATTAGGACTCATCTTGTTGGACCTAGAACAGGCCCGATAGATGGGACCTTATATACCGAGTGGGATAAAGCGCATGCTTCCCGTTTGGTAATATGGGATCGTGATTATCAGGAGTTGAGATTCCCTACCCTACACGAGCGAGCTCGCGAATATCCAGGCGAGCAAGCTTATGTTTACCTCCAGTTTATGGAAGGTACTGGGCAGGCGGATGAGTACTTTGTTTATAAGTGGTCGGAGGAAACTCTGGCCACCTCAGGGTCACTAGCAATAGTGACCAAGAGCCAAAGTACGGTGGTACAGCTCCACTCTGAGTTAACCCTTAACTGGGCTTAATCGACTCAGGGGCTTAGACAGGGTCCTTTACCCTGGATTCGACGGGGGCTGGGAAGCCAGAGTCGCATGCCGGGGTTCCGCAGGCCCCGTCAACAAAAGCGGACTGCTTAAACGCAGACGAACCACTAGCACTGG